GCCTTCTTTTATCGTTAACCAACAAAGCCTAGCCATAATATGGCGGCAAGAATCAACCAGTTGTGCGCACGCGCGCGATTATAGGACAAACATTAATCAGGCGCCATAATATGACGGATAAGAAACGAACAAGGTGCGACAGCGCAAAGGGGGCTGGTGAAATAATGACGGACGCTATCGACGGGCCACACGAGCCGCCCGAGCATGTAAGCCTAGCCGGTGAAGCTATGCCTTTTTGGTATTCGCTTATGGAAGCCAGAGCAAAACACAAATGGAATAACGCGGATTTAGAGACGGCGGCAAATCTTGCCAGATGCAAATATGATATCGAGAGAATGCAGGCTCAAATATATGCCGAGGGTGATGTGATTGAGAATCAAAGGGGCACGCCGATAGTAAACCCTAAACACCAACTACTTGAGACCCTGTCGCGTCGATCGGTTGCGCTTTCGAGAATGCTACACGTACACGCCGAGGCCACATTAGGCAAAGCAAAGGATCAGGTTAAAGGGAATAAGGCAGCGAGCAGAGCGGCGCAAGTTGTCGAAGAGACGGACGACGGTTTAATTCCAGGGATGAATCGTCATTAAAATCAATTCGCATATATATTCAGGGCCAAATATTACCTTAAGGGATTGGCGCAGTATTCCGATTGCTGAGCTGACTAGAGGTGAAAGGAATTGCACATTTATTGAACGTTACATGGTAATCCCCGAGGGTGATCAGGTTGGAAATGCAGTGGTGCTTGCTGACTTTCAGGTTTTGTTTATTTTGTCAATTTACGACAACGTAAATATAACTGATACAGCCGCTCTTTCGATGGCAAGGAAGAACGCCAAGACCGCAACAATTTCATTCTTAGTTATTCTTCATACCGTCGGGCCAGAGGCCAAACAAAATTCAAGAATAGTTTCTGGAGCAATGTCGAGAGATCAGGCGGGAGAAGTTTTCAATCTTGCAAAAAAATGTGTCCAACAGTCGCCAACACTGTCAAGCATTATAACAATAATAGAAAGCTCTAAAAAGTTAATTGGCTTACCACTGAATGTTGAGTATCAAGCAATTAGTTCAGAAGGTAAAACCGCCCACGGTAAAAGCCCTATCCTTGCTATTCTGGATGAAGTTGGACAGATAAGCGGACCACAATCTGACTTTGTTGATGCAATTACTACGGCGCAGGGTGCTTATGATAGCCCGCTACTAATTTACATCAGTACCCAGGCGGCTAACGATGGTGATATGTTCAGCATCTTAATCGATGACGCTAAAATAAATAAACCTAAAAAAACTATATGCCACGTTTACGCAGCGGATAAAGATGCTGATTGTTTAGACGAAGCAGCGTGGAAGGCGGCGAACCCTGCTATAGGTTTATTTCGTAGCGAAAAGGATATGCGAAAACAGGCAGAGAAAGCAGCGAGAATGCCAAGCTTTGAAAATACTTTTCGAAACTTAAACTTAAATCAACGTGTTTCGTTGGTGTCGCCTTTTGTTTCAAAGTCGGTATGGGAAGCTAATGGTGATGACCGCGGAATACTTGAAGGCGATGAGATTTATGGCGGTCTAGACTTGTCGGCTAGAACTGATTTAACGTCATTAGTTTTAATTGGTAAAGGTGAAGATGGCCTCATAGGTGTAGAGTCATATTTTTGGATGCCAGGCGATACTATTTATGACCGGTCGAAAGAGGATAGGCAGCCGTATGATGTATGGGAGCGCGACGGATTAATAAGAACCACGCCAGGCAAAACTGTAGACTATGAATATGTAGTTACAGAAATAGAGGAGATTATTGCAGATAGGGATATAATTTCACTGGGATTTGATCGGTGGCGAATAGATGTCTTTAAGAAGGAATGCGAAAGGAAAAGTATAGAATTCCCTTTGGTTCAATTTGGTCAGGGCTATAAGGATATGAGTCCGGCGATTGATAATCTTGAAGCTGAGCTACTAAATGATAGGATATGCCATGGATTAAACCCAGTTCTTACGATGTGTGCCGCTAATACGGTTATAACTAAAGACCCGGCAGGCAATAGAAAAATGGACAAGCACAAGGCTATAGGGCGCATAGATGGCATGATTGCTTTAACAATGGCTATTGGCATGCTAAACTTAGTAGAGGCTGAAGACGGTGAAAGTTTTTATGAATCTATGGGGCTAAATGATTAATGTTTTTTTCGAACTGGTTTAACTCGGCTAGTAAAAAATCTGGTCAGACGCTAGACGAGATTAGAAAAGCAATAGCTGAAAATACAGTTTTTAGTGGTAGCGTATCGGCTGTTACTTCGCTAGAGGTTTCGGCGGTTTCGGCGTGCGTGCGTGTTATCGGTGAGGGTATTGCACAAGTACCATTAAAAATAATGAAAAGGGACGGCGACAACAGAGCGCCAGCAACAGACCACCCACTCTATAAAGTCTTATCAGTAAAGCCTAACGAATGGCAAACATCCTTTGAATATCGCGAAACGATAGCGATGCACGCGGTTCTAGTCGGCAATCATTACTCATTTATAAATCGATCAGAAAAGCGCGGAATAATGGAATTAATACCATTTGCACCGGGTTCTGTTGAAGTTCTTCGTGATGATGAGCATCTAACGCTACAATATAAAGTAACTGGCAAGAATGGCAGTTCTAAAATATTCCCAGGTGAATCAATTTGGCATATCAAAGGCCCGTCGTGGAATAGTTGGCAAGGATTGGACGCGGTAAAGCTTGCCAGAAAATCCATCCTCTTATCGTCCGAAATTGAATCCCAACAAATACACACACAACAAAACGGCGTTAAAACTAGCGGCATTTATAGTGTCGATGGAGTTTTAAAAGATGATCAGTATAAGGCATTAAAAAAATGGATAAGCGCAAATATAGAAGGCAGTAGTAATTCTGGTGTGATGTTGTTAGACCGGAATGCCAAGTATTCGCAGACATCAATGACCAGTGTGGACGCTCAGACCCTAGAGACCCGCCGTTATCAAGTCGAGGAGATATGCAGATTCTTTCGAGTTAATCCAATTATGGTTGGTGCTGAGTCAAAAAATACGACCTACGCCAGCGCCGAGCAGATGTTTTTAGCACACGTTGTCCACACTTTATCCCCATGGTATAAACGAATTGAGCAGAGCATTGACGCTAACCTTTTAACGGATGATGAAAGGGCTGGCGGCTTATACTCTCGGTTCATAGACGACGCTCTTCTGCGTGGTTCGATGGAAACCCGCAAAGATGTTATACTTGGTTACGTAAACGGCGGAATGATGACAGCTAACGAAGGTCGAGCGCTGTTAGATTTAAATCCAGACGAAAGCGAACTATCAAACGAATTAAGAATACCTGCTAATGTAGTCGGTGCAGCAGCGACACAGGAAGATGACACAGATGAAACTTAAGCAAAAAGACTTTTTATTTAATATAAAAGAAGTCGGCGAAGATGGCACATTTTCAGGTTACGGAAGTGTGTTTGGAGTAGTTGACAGCTATCAAGAAATTGTTTCAAAAGGTGCTTTTGCTAGTTCGCTAAAGTCGCACAAAGAAAAAGGCACTATGCCAGCTATGTTGTGGCAGCATAATAGCGCAGAACCGCTTGGTGTTTTCACTTCGATGGAAGAAGATGATATAGGTTTAAAACTTTCCGGTCAGATCGCAATGAAAACTCAACGTGGGGCAGAAGCTTACGAGTTAATGAAGTTGAAAGCGATTAGTGGTTTATCTATTGGGTTTGTTCCGAAGAGCGAAGAGTTTGACAGAAAAAGCGGCATTACTACGCTAACAGAGGTCGATTTATGGGAAACATCGCTGGTGACTTTTCCTGCTAACGATGAAGCGCGAGTACAGAACGTAAAAAGTATAGAGAATTTAGAGAACTTAAGGGACGTTGAGGCATATTTGAGAGAATCAGGTCTGTCAAAACGAGAATCCCAAGCTGTTATAAGTCGAATAAAAGGTTTTGCTTTGAGTGATTCAAGAGCTGACAAAGATATGGCCGTGTTATCTGAGGCTATAAAAAACTTAAAATCACCCATTTAGGGCAAAAAACTATGGAAATCAAAGATATTGCAGACGGTATCACCAAGCAAAATGAAGCTTGGGATCAGTACAAGAAAACTAATGACGAGAAAATTGATAAATTAGCGAGTGGAAAATCAGTTTCTGATCTTGACGAAAAACTTTCGTTGATCAATACAGAAATGAATAATCTTGCTAAGGAAATGGCTGATTTCGATAAGAAGTCTGGCCGCCCAAATGCTGAAAACGAACTAACCGAAGACCAGCAAGAGCACAAAAAATCATTCTCTCGTTTTGTTCGCAAAGGGCAGACTGATGGCTTGAATGAATTGCAATTAAAGGCAATGAATTCTGGCAGTGATCCAGACGGCGGCTATACAGTGCTACCAGAAATGGACTCACAAATTGATCGTATTGTTGGGACTATTTCAACACTTGGTAGACTTGCTAGCAACAAAACAATCTCTACAAATCAATATAAGAAGCTTGTTAAAACTTCTGGTATGGCGATGCGTCGAGTTGATGACGGCAGCACTGGCGGCGAAACAACAGAACCTAAGTATGATCAAATTATACTCGACGTATTCACTGCCGAAGTTGAGCCATGGGTGTTTAATGAAACCCTAGAAGATAGTTCTGTGAATCTTGAATCGGATCTAGCCGAAGAAGCCGCTATTGCTTTTGCTGAAGGCCTTGGTTCTGAGTACGTGAGTGGTGATGGTGTAGGTAAAGCGCGCGGTATTACTTCTTATACAAATATTGCTAACGCGTCCTATACTTGGGGCTCTGTTGGTTATATCGCATCCGGTGCGGCTGGTGCTTTTGCTAGTTCAAACCCAGGTGACCAAGTAGTTCAATTACAAGGTGCTCTAAAATCTCAATATAGACCGGGCGCCGTGTTTTTAACTAGTGACGCAACGCTTAACACTATGCGCCAGTTTAAAGACGGTTCAGGCGCTTATTACTTGTGGAATCCTGACGCTTCAGCCGGTTTTGGTGGTCGCTTTTTAGGTTCGCCAGTTGAAATCGACGACAATATGGCCGATGTGGGCGCGGGTAGTTATTCGTTGGCTTATGGTAACTTTGCACGCGGCTATACTGTTGTGAATCGTACTGGTACCACTTTGATTCGTGACAATATCACGGCCAAAGGGAAAACCAAGTTCAACTTTAGACGTCGCAACGGTGGCGGAATTCATAACTATGAAGCGATTAAGTTAATGAAGTTCGCGACTAGCTAAACAAAACCGCCCGCGTAAAAACGGGCTTTAATTGTATTCGGCAAACATCCGAAATAAGGTGATAATAAAATGAGAGATTTACATAATAACGTGCGGACTAAAACGGTTATTTCTCCGTTGGCAATCGGCGCAAATGCTACAAAAACGGGCACTGTAATCGACCGACAAGGTTTTTTGTCTTGTGAGTTTGTCGCGTCATACGGTGCGGTAACAACTACAGGCACAGTGGTAACTTTAATTGTTAAAGAAGGCGACGCAACAGGCGCGCTAACAAGCGTTGCAGATACCGATTTACTTGGTACTGAAGCGCTTGCAAGTTTGCTGGCTGCAACGCCTAGAACGACCGGCACAACTAAAGAAGTCACCAAACGTGTTGGTTATACAGGTAATAAACGTTATGTAAGCGTTGATGCTGTGCAGACTGGTGTAACTTCCGTTGGCGTTGTAGCGGTGGCAGCTGTTCTTGGTCATCCAGATCTAGCGCCAACCACAAACCCATAATTTAGAATTAGTTGGGCGCTCGTCCGCTCAAGCCGTGAAACTCGGCACCAATTCCGGCGAGGGGATAATAAATGTTAAGTGATAAATCAGGAAAACATATAACTATTTTAGCTTTGGGGCCGAGCGTAGCCCAGTATTTAGATATAGCTAAAAGGCAGGGCGGTAAAAGTAAATTTTGCGATGAGGTGTGGTCGATTAATGCTTTGGGTGATGTCTTTAGTAGTGATTTAATTTTTCACATGGACGATGTTAGAATCCAAGAAGTTAGAGCGGAAGCGCTACCAGATTCAAATATTGGGGCGATGGTTAAGTGGTTAAAAACGACTAAAACACCGGTAGTTACTAGCCGAGATCATGAAGACTACCCCAGTTTAATAGAATTTCCACTTGAAGATGTTTTAAATAATTTAGGCTATGACTATTTCAATTCTACAGCTGCTTATGCGGTAGCGTTGGCGGTACATTTAAACGCTGCAAAGATTAGCGTTTTTGGTATGGATTTCACCTATAAAAATGTACACCACGCGGAAAAAGGTAGGGCTTGTGTAGAATTTTGGTTAGGCCAGGCACACGCGCGGGGGATTAGTTTAAACTTCCCTAAAAATACATCATTGATGGACTCAAGTTCCACCGCTGCGGAAAGGTTATACGGTTATGACACGCTAGATGTCAGCTATGAACATTTAGACAGCGGAGAGGTCAAATTGACAATGACCCCAATCGAAAATTTACCGACTGCTGAAGCTATCGAAAAGGCTTATGACCATTCGGCACCGATAGCAGACCAGCACAAAATACCAAAGGTTGAATAATGTATAAGATTTTAAAAAGCTTCAAAGGCTCACAGAGTGGAGCGGTAACGACTCAATTTAACGCGGGTGATGAGGTCGAATTATCTGATTACCTATTGTCTTGTATAGATAAAACGTGGATTGAAAAAGTTACTGAAAAACCGGCTTTAAATATCGAAAATAAGGCTATTTTAACAAGCGGCAAATCTAAAAAGGGCTCTAAAAAGTGACTTTTGTTGTAAGTACTGCGCCATCGGTTGAACCTATAACTCTAGAAGAGGCCAAAATTCAATGTAGGATTGAGAGTACTTACGACGACGACGAAATAACAGGCATTATTATTGCAGCTAGAAATCAAGCCGAATTATATTTGAATCGCGCTATTATCACACAGACAATAGACGCTTATTACGATAGTTTCCCAAGCTGCTTTGAAATGCCCCCCCTTCAGACAGTTTCAAGTATTACTTATTTAGATAGTGATGGAAATTCGCAAACGTTGGAAAGTAGTCAATATACAGTTGATTCTAAAAGTATCCCCGCACGAATAACCAGGGCTTATGGGGTCACATGGCCTTCAACTTATAGCCAAACAAACGCGGTAACTATTCAGTTTGTGGCCGGTTATGGTTTGGCAGTTTCGGTGCCTGAATGTATAAAGCAATGGATAAAATTACAAGTTTCTCACTACTTTGACAACAGAAACCCCGTAGTAATTGGTTCTAGTGTTGCTGAAGTGCCTAGAGACTACGTGAACGGGCTTTTGGACTCTGAGCGGGTATTGAATCGAGTATGATTAACTACCGCCCAGGCGAATTAGACCAACGCATAGACATTAAGCGAGAAGTTTTGGCAGATGATGTTATGGGTGGGCAAACAGAACGCTTGGAAAATATAGCTACGTGCTTAAGTGCTAAAAGTCGAAACTTAAGCGGCAAAGAGTCTGAGCGATACGACAAGCTAAACGCGACTAGTTTAAATTTATTTGTGGTTAGATACCGAGACGATTTGCGAGAAGATGACAGAATATTATGGATGGGCGAAGAATATAATATTCGCCATATTCCAAACAACGGCGGGCGTAAACTATACACTGAAATAATTGCTGAAAGTGGGGTTGCTCAGTAATGGCTAAGGGCTTCGATATTAGCGGAATAAAAGAGATAAAAGAAATATTCGAAGAAATAGCGCCAAAGTATGCCCGGAATTTAGCTAGAACAACTAATCATGCGGTGGCCGCCGAAATAACAAAAGGCGCTAAACAAAACATAAGAAATAAAACCGGAATACTGAAAAAGTCGCTAAAAACAAAGCGTAAGAAGTCACCACCAGACAAGCCCGTTAGTCATGTTTTTGTTGAACATGGTAAGAGTGCAAAGAATGACGGATTCTACTGGCGGTTTATAGAGTACGGAACAAGGGGTAAGACCGGCCAAAAAGCTAGACCTTTTATCGGCCCGGCTGCAGAAAAAATTAGAGCAGATCTAACGAATATTTATAGAGAGCAGTTTGGTAAAAAACTAGAAGCACTTTTAAAACGTGAAGCTAAAAAGCAGGCTAAAAAATGAGTTTTGAGGTAGCTATTCAAACGGCAATCTATGACAAGCTTATTGCTGATGCTGGTTTGATGGCTTTAATTTCCGGGGTTTATGATGCAGTCCCACAGACTGAGGTTTTCCCTTACGTCACTATAGGTGATGACAATCATTCGGATTGGTCGACAAATACGACCCTTGGCACTGAGGTTAGAGCAACTATAAATGTGTGGTCTAGGGATCGCGGGCGTAGAGAGGCTAAATTAATACAAGCCGAGATTTACGACGCGCTAAACAGGGCAACGTTAACATATACTGGCTATGATATAATCAATATAGAGTTAGAGGGTTCTGATAGTTTTATTGATGCTGATGGCTTAACACGTCACGGCGTGCAAATTTTTAGAGTTTTAATCGAGAGGAATTAATATGACTGGTGCAGTCGGTAGAGAGCTATTATTAAAAAAGAATTCTGTGATCATTGCTGGCTTGCGTAATGTCAGCGTATCATGGGGTGGAGAATCAATTGACATCACAAGCGGTGAAGATTCTGGGATTAGAACGTTAATCGCTGCAAGTGGTCAAGAGCAGATCGATATTTCATTTGACGGGATTACTAAAGATTCTGTTTTAAGGGATATTGCTTTAGGGTCAGCTTCAAAACTTTTAACTGATGTAACTATTGAATGGCCTATTTTTGACACGGCAACAAATGCCGATCCAGCAGATATATCTGGTAGTTTTAGGCTTTCGTCTTATGAGGAGGGTGCACCATATCAAGATGCAATCACATTCTCAGGATCGCTAGAATCAAGCGGCGCGTGGACGTTTGACGCTGAATCGGTGACTTAATGAGCATATTTAAAGAGGTTGGTATCACCTGGGCGGGCGAAGAATACCTTATACGAGCTGACAAAGTTATGGGTTTGGTTGAAGTCGTTGAGGATATTATCACGATGGAAGAACTAAACTCTAAGGGCATAAAGCGGGCGAAAATATCCCGCGCGTTTTGTGCTGCACTTTCTTATGCTGGCAAACGCGTACCTGTTGAGGATGTATACAATAAGTTTTTCGATGACTCGGCAGGGGTTGAATTAACATCTATTATTAATTTTATTTTGATGCTAATGATACCGCCTGAACATTTACAAGGTGACGCGGTAGAGGAAGAACCAAAAAAAGAGGAAGCACCACAAGAAAACGCTTCGTAAAGGAAGCTTATATGGTGGTGTGTGGGGCTTGGAATTTACCACCTTCTGAATTTTGGAGAATGCACCCTAGAGAGTTTTGGTATTTATACGAAGCTAAAACAACGCCAGAGCAGCGAGAAACACCAGCAGATAAATGGGCTGGTTTGTATTCTAAATTAGGTACTAAAAATGTCAGGTAGTCCAATAGGGGATGTAGCGGTTAGAGTGGGGGCTGATGTTGAGCCCTTGAAGCGTGGAATGAATAACGCTTCTCATTCTGTTACTAAGTTTTCAGATAAAGCATCTAAAAAGCTAAAAAGGGTTACTGCTAACACTGTGAAAATGGCTGCGGCTGCGGTGGCGGCTGGTGCTGCTATGACTGCGGCATTATTCGCTAAACAATCTAAAGTTATTGATGCTCTTGCGAAAACTGCTGACGCTTTAGACGTTACAACAGAAAGCTTGCAGGCGTTAAACCATCTAGCAGAATTGAACGGTGTTTCTAGTACCGCGATGGCTAAAGGTTTGCAAAAAATGGAAGTTAGATTAGGCGAGGCTGAAAGAAAAGGCGGCGCGGCGGCTGAAGCTCTCGAAGATCTAGGAATTAATTTAAAGGATATAAACACATTAAGTGCAGACGAACAAATAGAGGTTTTAGCTAAAGCTTTAGCGAATGTTGAAAGCCAAACTGTAAAAGCTTCTATTGCTACAGATATTTTTGGACGTGATGGTCTAAAAATGGTTAAAGTTTTAAACCAAATTCAAAAAGAAGGCATTCAGCCTACCGTCGATCTATTAAAGAAGTACGGCGCAGCGATAACGCGAGTTGATGCGGCACAAGTAGAGGCGGCAAATGATGCATTTTTAAAGGCTCAAGAGGTTGTCACTGGTTTAGCCAATACCATAACAGTTAAATTATCTCCGTTCGTTTCAGAGGCTTCTGATAGGTTTGTTGAGGCAGCGGCACAGGGTGAGGGGTTCGGTAAGGTTGTTAATAGCGTAATAATGACATCAATTAGAATCGCGGGTAAATTCGCGGATGTCTTACACGGTTTAAGGGTTGTATTCAAAGGCGTTGAAGTTATCGCGGTTAGTTTTGGCGCGGCTGTTGTATCGGTTTTTAGGCTTGCGGCTGAAGGTGTAACAATATTTGCTGACGCAGCTATAAGGGATGTTAACAAAATAATCGAGGGACTTAATTTAATCCCAGGCGTAGATATTGCTAATATAGATTATTTTACTGATAGCGAATTCATGAAGGGGTTAAGGAATTTCTCAGAGGAAACCGTTAGGAACATTTCCATAGCAAAAGAACAGCTGCAATCCTTAGCTATGGAAGAAATGCCGAGCTCAGGCGTTGAGGCGTTCTTAGATAGAGTAATAGAAAAACAAAGATTGGTTGCAGAGGGTGCGGTCACAATAAGCCCTCAAGAAGAAGAGCAAGAGCGGCTTATAAAAGAGCAAGAAATGCGCGAGCTTGCCCAGGTAGCAGAGCAAGAACACCTTAAAAAAATGGTTAATATGAACCAAAAAGCATATGGGGCTATAACTAATTTAATTAGGAATAAATGGGGGGACAATGCGGCCTCGGTTGCTAATTCTTCAAAAAGCATTGTTAATACAATTGGTGCGAATAGTAAAAAAGCTTTTAAAATATCTAAAGCGTGGGCTATATCAGATGCATTAATCTCTACATATCAAGGTATAGCAAAAGGCGTTGCGGCTGGTTATCCAATGGCGATTCCACTTGTGGCAGCGGCGGCGGCAACTGGTTTTGCACAAGTTCAACAAATTAAATCTCAATCATTTGGCGGGGCTGGTAGTGCAGCGGCTAGAGGCGGAGGAACGCCAGGTCAAGCATCAAACGCTATAGGTATCGGCGGTGATACGGGCGGTGGGGGTGGTAGTCCTGAAATGACTAGAACTGTTGTTGGTATTAATCCAGACGAAATGATTAGCGGTCGAACTATGATTAGTTTAATGCAAGAGGCGCTTGATAACGGCTCTATTCTAGTTCCAGAGGGTTAATAATGGCAATCTATATAACAACGGGACTATATGCGAGCGGCACATTAGACGCGACTGATTTCAACGCTAACAATCCCGTGATAGGTTATGATAGCTCTGTGACTTCTTCTTCAATTACTGCAGATAGTGAAGCTACAGACTTTCCAGCCACAAATATGGCGAACACTTCGACGGGTGAGTATTGGGAATCGGCAATTGATACGGTGCAATATGTAACCGTAGCGTTTACTTCACAGTTAGTGAATTATGTTGGTATAGCTGCACACAATTTAGTTGGTGCTACGTACGAAATAGAATATAAAGTTGGTGCAGGTTCTTGGACAGCGGTAGGTGTTGCGCTGATCCCCGATGATAATAGCGCTATTATGTGGTACTTCGAAGATACAACGGCTGACAATTGGCGCATTAAAATAACCCCGGTAAGCGGCACAAACCCAAAAATAGGCGTTGTGTATATTGGTACAGTATTAAGATTGCAGCGTAGGGTTTATGTAGGCCATACGCCTATAAATTACGGCAGGCAAACGAGCGTCCAAACTGGACTAAGTGAGGTTGGCGATTATCTCGGTAGAGTAGTTAAAAAGCGCGTACTCAAATCGAGCGTAAAACAGGAAAATATATCACAATCGTTTTACCGGTCAGATATTGAGCCTTTTGTAAAACATGCAGACGTTGAATCTGAGCCTTATTTTTTCGCATGGCGTCCTTCGTCTTATCCTTTAGAAATAGGCTATTGCTGGAACACTCGAAATATAGTGCCGAGCAATCAAAGGGCAAACGGGATGATGGAATTTAGTATTGATTATAGGGCTCACGCACCATGGGTTTAAAATCTCTAACTTACATTGAGATAGATCTAAATTACTGCCAAGAGGTTTTCAGTGTAGCGCCTTGCACTGCGACGGGCAGCGGTGACGCCAAATGTTTTAACGTTCGTAGTTTCAATTGTGATTGTCAAGACACGCCGAATTTTAACGCGGGAACTAAAACGCTTAGATTTGGTTTGGATAATGGATTTTTGCCCGAATCAATTAGTTGCGTACCTTCACTACTTAGAGTCTCAACAACAGACGCAGTTGTTAACCCAGGTCAAAATATTGGGCAACGTGCAGGTGTGACGGCAACCTTCAAAAACCATAGATTCGGTGATGCTGGCTTAGATCAGTATATTGTCGATAGAACATATAACCCCTATGACCAAGGTACGTATTGGGGAAAGTTTAGAGCAAGAAACCCCTATTTCAGATATAGACCAATGCGATTAATCCGTGGATATGTTGGTCAAGCTATTACGGAAATGGAAACAGAACACTATGTAATTGATACAATAACCGGCCCAGGTAGCCAGGGAATAGTTACAATAAAAGGCGTTGATTTTATGCGCCTATTAGAAAAGAAAACAGCACAAGCCCCAGAACTTTCAAAAGGTTATTTGTCTGCAAATGCTACAGCAGGTGCGACATCTATAACGTTAAACCCCGTAGGAATTGGTAACTCATCCTATCCGGCAAGCGGTAAAGCTGCTATTGGTGAAGAGATTGTAAGTTATACGCGTTCCGCTGATGTCTTTACATGTACGCGAGGGATAGAGGGCACAACAGCGGTTGCGCATGAGACCGAAGACGTATTTCAAAAAGTCCTTGAATATAGTGCTGAAACATCCGCTTACATAATCGATGATCTAATCGTAAATTATACGCCGCTAGATTCAAGCTATACAGATTTGCCAGAATGGGAAACAAAAGTTTCTGATTATAGCGACGTTTTATATACCACTCTAATTGTTAAACCTACACCAGTTGTAACGCTGCTTAATGAATTAGTGGAGCAGGCCGGGCTTATAGTTTTTGGTGATAATAAAAACAATGAAGTATTTTTTGATGTGATACGAAATGTTGCGACGACAGAAGCAACGGTTACAGATCGCAGAATTATAGACGGCACATTTAGACAAACAGACCAGCCAAAGTTAAGGTATTCTCAAGTCTGGGTTTTCTACAATCAAAAAGACAGGTTTAAAAACCTAAATGACCCGGGTAATTACTATAGCGGTTTGGTTGATCCAGTTGCGGATAATCAATACGAAACCGAATCAATTAAGAATATCTATTCTCGATGGGTTCCCGGTGGGGGTTTATCGATTGCTGAAGATGTTGCGGCTAGATTATTAGCTCGATATGAAAACCCGCCAAGAAAGTTCACATTCGAATTGTGGGCTGAAGACAACCTAAGTTTAGGCGCAACAATCCCACTAACCAGCGCAAGTTTGGAAGATTGCTACGGTGCCCAGGAAGAAATAAACGTTTCAATAGTCGGGGTTAAAACTGAGGATGATGGCGTTAAAATTACAGCAGAAGAGCAGAATTTTGACTCTTCAATTATCACTGGTGATAAAAATATATTAATCGATTACGACACCAATAACCTAGATTTGCGGGCGCTGTACGACTCTCTATATGCGAGCGTCGATACAGTTAACCCTATTACATTTAAAATCAAATCTGGTGTTGTTGTTGGGTCAACTTCTAACACCACTTTTGCAGTTGTTACAGGAACGTGGCCGGGCGGTACTGTACCGACTTTGGACAATAACGGCTATATCGTTGGCAAGGGCGGCGACGCTTCAGACATCCCAACTGTTGACGCTGATGATGGTGGTGACGCTTTAAACGTGACCGTCGCGTTTACTGTTGATAATACCGGTGGTGTAATTGGTGGCGGTGGTGGTGGTGGTAGCGGTGGCAATAATTCAATACCTGCCCCACCATACACTCAAACACAACCGGGCGGCGGCGGTGCGGGTAGACTGATAGGTCAGGGCGGAAACGGTACAGGAAGCGACCCAGATGGCGACGACGGGCTTTTAGATACTGGCGGCAATGGATACGACCAGGGCGGCGACGGTGGCGACTTGGGTGCGGCTGGTGCGGCGGGAACTGGGGCGAGTCCTTCTACAGCGGGCGCGGCTGGTGTTGCGGTAGATGGTGATACATTGGTAACCTGGACGGCGGTAGGCACAATTCACGGCACGAGGATTAACTAGAATGGCAGCTAAAAAAACAGCTTGGAATGCGGGCGTTTTTGTTGACTCGCCCCTTTCTGCAGCGGACACAACTACAAGTATTTCAGTGGTTAATAGTAGCGATGCAGCCGTGGCTACAATATACAGCGATAGAGATGGCGCAGCTAAAACAAACCCCTTTAATATTGCGACAACGGGACAGATTGAGCTTTACGCCGACCCTGGCAGATACGACATTACAGCTACACGCGGAGCTGATACAGTCACATGGAGCGACGTTTTAATTAGATCACAGGCAATTGTCCCTGAAGAAAAAACCGCTAGTTTTACCCTCGGAGAATTCGATTTAAATAAAATGTTTGTTATTACGGGATCGGGTACGGTTAACGTTACAATCCCACCGGTTTCAACGATTGATTTAGAAGCGGGGTTTATTGCGCACATTAGACACGATGGGACAGGAACACTAACCATAGTTGAGGGATCAGGGGTTACAGCGCAGCCGCCAAATAACGGTACTTTAGTTATACCCGCCGACGGTACAGTTAGTATTTATTATCCATCAATAACATCGAATCGATGGGTCGTGTTTGGGCAGGTCACAGATATATGAATTTTATCCCCGGCATTATTGCGAGCACTCCTCTTATCGTTGGGCCAACTGCCAGATATTGGCGCTTATGTATAACGGAATCTGGAACAAATTCAAAGTGTGCGATTGACGAGATAGAGTTTAGAAACTCGCCAGGTGGCGCGGATCTAACAACACCAGCAGGCGCGATAACAGCAGCGACCACAAATAGCTGGTCGGGTTCGGATGTAACTAGGGTTAGGCACGCATTCAATGACTCTATAAGTCTTAACTCCGAGAGATGGGAAACTGACGCAACAGATAATTCTCCATGGTGGGTCATGTACGATTTTGTTAGCGCTGTTAGGGTCGCTGAGTATCTTATTACGGCTGAGGATTCACCGGGGCGTAACCCCGTAGACTGGACACTAGAATATAGCGATAACTCTAGTGATTGGGCCGTTGCTCATACAGTTGTAGCGGCTCCGACATGGGGCGCATTTGAAACCCGAACATATAACGGTTATTTAACAGCGTAGTTATTTAGTTTAAATTGTATTGAATAGAGTGCTATAAGATGCGGAAGGGAGAGGTCAGGCGTTGCAATCTCTTTAACATCATGAGAAACCCTTACACTAACTTTGTCGCACCTAGCACCTATATAACACCCTAATCAATACAATCTAATCTTTGTAAGCGCAGTCAGCACAACTAAATGAGCGTTTATACCCTTGGTACTTTTCCCCGCAATGAACGCACTCACAGCAATAGCCGCCTGTTATCCATCCGCCTTTTGATGGCCTACTATCAGCTTTACCAAATATACGATCAAAACCATCACTAAATGATTTATGATTTGTCGGTCGTTGCTTACTGCCTTTACCTGCCATCACTTCACCCTATACGTTTAAATTGTATTGGCCTTTTTACGTGGGCCAGCACGCGGCCAGGTAATGCCTAACCCTAACTTTATAAATACAATAAACCTAAATACTCTACAACCTTACTCCATTGAGAAAATACAAAAATGTGGTGATCAACTCGATCGAGCGGCTGACCTAGACCAGGACTTTTCACAGCATTATAATTTGTCACAACGAATCCATTCTCGACTTCTTTAATTTCTATACTCATAATCTCGCCCTAATTAATTAAAAAACCCCCGTTGCCAGGGGCGCATACTGCTAAGTATTAGTTAATACGGTATATCATCATCAAATCCGGCGCCCTGGTTAGAATGGGATGCCGCAACATTTTGTGCAGGCGCATTCTGCTGATGCTGGGCAGCACCACTCTGTGCGGGTGCCGGTGCATATTGTTGGTTCTGCGCATACTGTTGCTGTTGTGGAGCCTGGATTGCGTTTCCCACCCCACTAGATACATAGCCTATTTTAGCGTCTAGTATTTCAATAGAATACATTGAGCCGTTCTGGCCTTCGTACACGTCAATTTTTTGCCGGTCGCCTGACACCTCAATGATCGCACCTTCTACAAGATTGTTTTGCAAAAACTGGATTTGACCAGGCGCTTTGGCAAAAAGCACAGCTTTGTAGTTTGTCCATTCTTTTGTTTTACTTGCCCGGTCGTAATACTGAACGCCGATACCAACACCGAATCCCACTGATTCACCGGCCTGGAACTGATTAGCTGGTTTATTTAATTTTCCTGTTACCGTGATACCCATTATTAATTACCTTATAGTTACTGATGGTGAACCGGTTACGATGTGTGCCGCGCCTTCGGGCAAATCATCAAATACATTTTTAACTTCTGCTAGAATTGCTTTTTGTATAACTTCACGCCGAACACATGAATCAGGAAGTAAGTCAATATTATCAACCACAACTCTCTCACGGCCTTTTGTCGGAGATATCGTTGTTTGACTGTCTTTCAATTTACCAGGAATATTAGCTGCTAAATACTCGCGCATTCGCTTAGATTTATTCTCTATCGATTTACGCCTTGCTGATAATTTACTTTCAGCATCTTTAACCGCTAGAGCTTCAGCGTCGAGATTTTTAATAAACGCCGCTACAGCCAAACATTTATTATCTAAATCATCTTTGAAAGTCTCTAACGTATCTTGAGCACATTCATCACTGATATCATCCATAGCTTCGAGATCAGCTAGCACAGCTTTGTACGTTTGATTTATTTCATAAAGATTCATGATTCAACCACCTTTCTGTTTCCCCACTTAAACCTGGTGACTTTCTTTTCGTCCCTACAGGCTATGAATGTTAATCTATTGCCTTCAAACTCCGTGTACCATTCCCATTCCTTCATTTTTAATCCGTATCCCTGCTTTGGTTTCGTGCCGTCCAAATACCATTCCCCATACTGGGGTTGACCACTTTCAGATGCGTTTAATTTAATTGACATAAAAGGGTAATCATAAAGCTCTCGACCGATACCCCAGTTAAAACACGCGCGCTTAAATGAATCACTCGCTAAGCCTTTTTCCTTTGCAGTATTCGACTCGACACCAACATCCTCTTTACTAACCCACTGCGAAGACTTTTCACACCACACTGATACAATACAATTTCTATTATTGTTCGTGTGCTCGCGCTTCCATCCTAGACACCCGTAAACGTCGTCTAACCGCTGCATATCAACTCGCGCATCTTTGTATGCTAGTATTGTCGCGTAGCCGCCACGATTAATTGACTGCACTCGAAAATCAATATCTGAGACTGTTAGCGGGGTATTTAAAAGCATCGTGTATTCTCGTCTGCAACTGAGTCTAAATCGTATTGATGCGCATAACCCTCATCATACGCCAAGCTTTTCCCTTCTCGATGCTCAACGCCAAGATCACAATCACTGCGCCCCTTTGCAAAATCCCAGTCAGCTTTAACTTGCTTGATAATGTCAATGATCACAACGGCAACCCCTCAATAGTCGGCACAACAACAGCTAGCAATAAGACGATAGCTATGATTTTAGGTAAGTGTATCGCGTCATTTTTGAACATTCTGCGCCTCCAGTTTTCGAGTGTAGTATTTAATTAATTCATTCCTGATAAGCACCTTTGATCTCGCAGCCTCGGCGGTAGATGGCATGTTTGGGGTTTCTGTCGAGTGTTTAAAAACGGACATAAATGTAATCGACATGGATGGAAGTCTCATTACTGAAGATACGGCTTCCATTTGTGAGAATTTCGGGACACCTTCCATATATGCTTGGATAGCTTCAGCTGCCCTAAACTCACTCTCAGACTTAACGTGATCAAAGTCAAGAGGGATGCCACAACCGTCCGGCTCACTATCATCTGCGTGAGATGCTATCAAGTGTACGTCTTTAGATTCACTATCATAATGTGCATCGTTTCTGCTTCGCTCTGTTCTCATGATCTTCTCCGTTTCGTTTGTATGCCCTAAGTTTACGCGTTATCTAACATCTGTCAAGCGCTAATGTAACTTGTTAATCCATAACTAATGTGTAATAATTGCCGAAACAATAAAGGGCTTCATATGAATAATGTATTACAGGATACAGGGGATTTTAGGGCGCCAATATCTAAGCGAGTTCGTGATGTACTAGACCCGCACAATATAACAGAGGAGCAATGGCGGATACTGGTGTGCTTGTCTGATGAACCAATGATATCGAAAGATATAGCGGCTAAGACATCACTACTTAAACCGGCAGTATCTAGGAGCGCTAAAAAGCTAGAGAAGCGGGGATTTATATTTGTGACTGAATCAGGGGAGGATTGGCGCGGTAAAGAGCATAGTTTGACGCCATACGCTGAGCAGTTTGTTAAAAGCCTATATGGTGAAGTTAAAGCTGCTTTTAAACTAACTAAAGAGGATCTTATTAGATTTGGGAAAATTGTATGACTATAGACGAAGAGGTTAAATCAAAAACATGCCCGATCTGCAATAGCACAACAACAACCGATGGATCACTAATTAAATGCGATAACGAGAGAGATTGTCCGGCAGCGCACAAGTGGTACACGGTTAAGTCGTGGGATTGGCTAGAACAAATACCGAGGAACTGTTAATGAAGTACGGGAATTTCAAACTAACAAAACATTCTGGTTCCAGTATTATAGATAGATTTTACGAAGCGGAAATAACAAAATTTGAGTATGAGAGGTATGGTTTTTTATTACTAAAAAAAAGGGAGGTTTCGGAGGTGTTGAAAATTCGGCGCAATGGTTTTCTTTCTGAGTGGTATTCAATTCGTACAGGTGAAATATTTGAAGTATTGGAGGGTTTTGAAGTATTGGAGGGTATAGCAATTAGAGAGCAGGAACGAGCGTATATAGCTGCTCATGGAGTGATGGAATTACATCAGATAGTCATACCGAGGAACTGTTAAATGATTGAAGCAACACACGCAGTTAATAACGTTATCAATATTGAAAAATGGAAAAACAGAGACAGGTGTCTAGTTGAGTGTATTTCTTGCAACTATAAAAAAGAGTTTACACTACCCGCTGTAGCTAGAGATCTTTTTGAGTGTCGCGCTTGCGGTAGCACGACTACGGGGTCATATAAAGGTGGGGCGATTAAATGAATGACGCAGAAACACTACAAGCTTTTGAGGATTTAAAAGGTGAGGCTGAAGAGTTCGATTTAGTTGTCGAGCTTAATCTGATAACTAGTCTAATCGATGTAAGCCAAGGCTCAAGTAGTCGAAGCTTTGAGACGGTCGGCGAGGCGTTGAGCTACGTGTTCGGGTGGGCTGACAGAGAAATTAGGGGGAATAATAATGGCAGCAACACATATGACAACTAAGTTTACATGTTCGGAGTGCGACGGTGATCTTCGTGTTGGGCTTCCTAAAGTTAGCGGGGGGCAATCTATTAATTTTCAGGTATCGATAGGGCCGTGCAAGAAGTGTATGAGTGAGCTAGATCGGGTTAAGACGGCGTTAAAAAACATTATGGACTATAAAGACTAAATATTATTCAACAATAGGAGGTGATTAATGGCAATACATGTTTCTGGTTCGACTCATAATATATTCGAAATGTTAAATATTATACGCGCGATATCAAACAAAGATGAGACATATATAAAAATACTGGGGATTAATGAATCTATACGTATTGAAGGAGAGGAGGTTAGAGGGGAGATGGTTTTCTCATTCACTGCCGAAGATATAGACGGTTATTATAGATATGAGATTAACCGACTTTGTCCTAGGCGTATAAAAGCTGAGTTTGATGGTGGAAACCTTTTCAGGTTTAGTGATTGATATAAAAAACCCGCTAGACATTTGCGGGTAATGTAGTAAAATAATGTTATAGGCTGTGGTGGCCTGGAATGTTTAGAAGATTGTTGAGTGAAAGGTTATTAGTAACAAGTTTAGAGGCATCGGGTTTTTGTATCGACTCAACTGCACCCTAAGCAGCCTAACACCAACTAGGCTTGTTATTAATAGCCTTTTTTTGTGCCTAGCAGAAATGCGCCGGAGCCAGTTGTTGAATAAGCCGTATTGAATAATGCACGTGCTTTCCGAATACGTAGACACAATCCTTTCTAAAGTCCTCCATAGTCGTTATAGATAAGAGTAACTGGCGCGATACTAGTCAAGCGCTTGTGCGGTAGCTCAGTTGGGAGAGCGCGGTTTATATTTATCAGGCTTTGCAAGGTTTGATAATGTGCGAACTAAGGTCGCTGGTTCGAGTCCAGCCCGCACACTCTTATCTATAACGACTAACCCCACACCCCTATACCTCAACTATTGCAATATATGCAACAGTTCGACGTTAGAAGCGCGTGTAGTCCGTCGTAAACCAACTAATCCGAAACATTAAGCATTTACCCTGGCACACAAAGAGACGCCACGACACACACAAACAGCGTTTGAGACCGACGCTAAAAGCGGGTAACAGGGCACTAAATGGGGCAGTTTGATCAACTGAACAGGATGTTGAAGCGGATTCCGAATAGTTAAGCAGTGTGTGGGAGAATAATTTAGATAGTGTTGATGAGCACTACTAAGAACAAAGGAAAGGCCAGGGCCCTAAATAATCTATTAGGGTGTCCATAAGGTCTAAATGATTGATATTGTCAAAATAAACCGGAGAGAATGTATGATTCACAAACAATACTGGCTATCTCAAAACATGATGTATAGCTGTACTCATTTAATTAGAGTTAATAAGCTGAATAGGTTCTTAAAGTGGGGTGGTTTCGGGTACAAAATGGTTATAGCTGAGTGCTGGGCGCCATCTGATGATCGCGCAAAATACAATTTTAGGGAAATGGGGCACATTGTTGGATTCGAATAAATTAAACAACGATACAAGGGGATTAATAGAATGACTTGCTGGAATAAAAAAGAGCTGGAAGATATGCTTTCAGATGTAGTAAACGAGCTGGACTTATCTGATTCGATGCTTGAAAAGCACGGCCCTATGGCCACGGCACCCGCCGAGCTT